AACGGTTTGGGGCGGCGGTGTGACTCTAACTCTCTCTCCTCACTATGACACCGCCGTCCCATCTTTTATAAATAATTAACTATTTAAATGTTGTAAGGAATAAAATAATGCCAGATATAAAAATTGTTGTTACCCGAGAGAGTATTAGTGACCAATGGCCTGCTGAACAATCTTCGGATACGGAAGCCTACGCATTAGCGACAGTACAGGCGGCACAAAATGGTGATCACAATTGCGAGATGTCTTTTATTATAAGTGAGGACGGACTAAGCAAAGAACTTACTCTTGAATTTCCTACAACCGCAGATAGAGATGCATGGTGGGCGGATACACTAGACACCGAACTGGACGCAAAACTAAACGCCCGAAACGATGATTCAGATAACCCTGTAACCTATTGGGCAGGTAATGCGGAAGATTATCCTAGCTAGTTTGGTCACCTCGTAGGTTGACTTTCCTAGTCTTTTATATTATATTATGATTATTAACTAATGAAACTGTGGAGTTTATATGATGAAAATCTCAAAAGATACGCTGGATGTACTTAAAAATTATGCCAGCATTAATACAAATATTCTTGTCCGAGAAGGTAGCACACTAGCAACTATTTCTACGGGCAAGAATATTTTTTCTCGAACTACTGTTAAAGAAACCTTTGATAAAGAGTTTGCAATTTACGATCTAAATAGTTTGCTTGCCCTACTCACTCTGATGGAAGATACAGATGTAGAGTTTGGTGATGAGAGCATTACTATTAGTAAAGACCGTAGTAAGTTTGAATATTACTATGCAGATCCTAGCATTATTGTCGCCGCGCCCGATAAGACAATTGAAGTAGACAATCATTTTACTTTCAATCTTTCATCTTCAGAGGTTGCAATGATTATGAAGGCGGCGGCTATCACGGCGGCGCCTATGCTTAGTGTTGTTGCTAAAGACGGTACAGTGACACTATCAGTTGGTGACCCTGCAACTCCCCGTAGCAATAGTTTCCGACATGTTATCGGTGAAACAGATGCTACAGACTTTGACTGCCGCTTGGCAATTGAAAACTTTAAAGTCATTCCAGGCGAGTATGAAATTACTTTGAGCCAGAAGAAGTTTATGCATCTTAAAAACAAAGCCACTGACCTTCAGTATTGGCTTGCACTAGAACCTAGCTCTGTAATTTAAGGAGTATGCGATGCCAGGATTCCCTTTTAAAATTCCCAATGTAATTTTCAAAACCCGTGTTCGTGATGAGAGCATCGGCGGCGACAATCCTTATCGTTGGGATGATGTGACTACACAAGATTTGTTCGGCGGTAAACGGTGCATTCTGTTTTCACTGCCGGGCGCATTTACACCAACCTGTTCTACTTTTCAACTACCTGACTTTGAAAAACTTTTTACAGAGTTTCAGGCAGAGGGCATTGATGAAATTTATTGTATGTCAGTAAATGATTCTTTTGTTATGAATAAGTGGGCACAAGATCAAGGACTACAAAATGTAAAGGTTATCCCAGATGGGTCTGCAATCTTTACTACCTATATGGGTATGGATGTTCTTAAAGACAACTTGGGGTTTGGTGTTAGGTCTTGGCGTTATGCTTTGGTTGTAAACAATATGGAGATTGAGAAATCTTTTATTGAACCTGGTATGATGGCTAATGCCGATGATGATCCTTATGGTATTTCCTCACCGCAAAACATCCTTGCATACCTACAGGGCAAACTGTTTGATGAAAGTGGGCAACCTCGAGGCAGACAACTTACCCTAAACTTGCAAGATGGGGTTGACTCTAAAGCAAAAATGAGTTAAACTCTCACTATTAAATATATTATGATTGAGGTGAATTATGGAAAACAAAGAGTTCTTGTGGGTAGAAAAGTATCGCCCTAAAACTCTTAATGAATGTATCCTACCTGATGAGACACTTACGGTTTTCCGTCAGTTTGTTGAAGCAGGTGAAATTCCTAACATGCTGTTATGCGGCACTGCTGGCACGGGTAAGACTACGGTCGCCCGTGCCTTATGCAATGAGTTAGAATGTGATTACATTGTCATTAACGGATCTGAGGAGTCAGGCATTGATGTGTTGCGAACAAAGATTAAGAGCTTTGCAAGCACTGTCAGTTTTGAAGGTAAGCCTAAGGTGGTTATACTTGATGAGGCAGACTATCTAAACCCTAACTCTACGCAACCTGCATTGAGAGCTTTTATTGAGGAGTTCTCAAAAAACTGTAGGTTCATTTTTACATGTAACTTTAAGAATCGTATCATTGCTCCTCTGCATAGTCGAACTACAGTCATTGAGTTTAAACTAGAGAATGGTCAGAAGCAAAGGATGGCTGGTAAATTTCATAAACGCATGATTGAGATTTTACAAGCTGAGAATGTACAATACAATGATAAAGTCCTTGCTGAATTGTTGATGAAGCACTTTCCTGATTATCGCCGTGTGCTTAACGAGTTACAGCGATACAGTGTAGGGGGTGTAATTGATGAGGGTATACTTAGTAACTTAGCTGAGATTAACACTAAGGCTCTTGTAGACGCTCTTAGAGACAAGGACTGGAAGAAGATGCGTCAGTGGGTCGCTAATAATGTAGACAGTGACCCTCAGGCGGTGTATCGTAAAGTGTATGACACAATGCTGGATAAGGTGAAGCAGGTGCCGCAGTTGGTATTGTTAATTGCGGATTATCAGTATAAGGCAGCCTTTGTCGCTGACCAAGAAATTAATTTGACTGCATGCCTCACTGAGATCATGGCTAATGTGGAGTTTAAATAGTGTGGTCATACGAAAAGTTAAATGCCGTACATTTAGAACTTAGCAGTCGGTGCAATGCCGCCTGTCCAGGATGTCCTCGACATCTTAGAAACTCTCCTAATGTGGATCCTAATTTACAACAACGGGATATTAGCATTGGTGAGTTTAAGTCTTGGTTCAGTCCTGATGCATTAGCCAAGATTGAAAACTGGATTATATGTGGCACCCACGGGGATCCTATCACCTGCAAAGACTTAGTAGAGATAGTAGAATATATCTGCCAACATAGCCCGGGCTCTATACAGATTAATACTAATGGTGGGTTGCGAGGTACTCAATTTTTTTCGGACTTGGGTAGGGTACTTGCAGAAAATAAATTGCCTGATGTAAACAGAGCAGTTATTTTTTCCATAGATGGGTTAGAGGATACAAACCATTTATATCGAAGGCAGGTAAAGTGGGATAAAGTTATTAGCAACATTAAGGCATATGTTGCGGCAGGTGGTCTTGCGGCATGGGACTTTCTAAGATTCTCATACAATAGCCATCAAGTAGAGGAAGCTGAAAAGTTAGCAAAAAGTCTAGGAGTACATTTTAGACTTAAAAATCCTTTCGGTGTTGATGGTACAGGAATGCCTGTATATGACAAGGACTATAATCTAGAATATGTTATCAACCACTGGTCAGAAGGTGATAAGGAACCCTATGTGCCTCCTCACTTGGGGTATGTTGCCCCAAGACCTAGATTGAAAACACGCCAAGGGTGTATAGAGTGTAATGCGTTTAGGAATCATCATCCCCCCAACCACGAGAAACCTATGTGTGAAATTTATATTGACCACTTAGGTAATGTACAGCCTTGTTGTTTTGTAGGGAACAAGATGTATGGACCTGCATATATGGAAGAAGCCACAGAAGTTAGAGGTGTACAAAAGGCTATCGGAAATCGTAACAATTTGTATACTTATAGCCTGCAGGAAGTGCTTGACAATGGTGCTCTAAACATGTATAGTGATAGTTGGAAGTATAAAACAATTAATCAATGTTGGGTGCAATGTGGTAAGCAAGAAGGCGGCGATAGATTAATTGATAGTTTATTTGTTAAATAGTTAGGATATAATATGATTAATAAAGACCCAGGTAAAAGACATTTTTATATTAGCATTGTCAAAAGTGTATTGCGGTTCGCCGCATGTGGCTACTTGTATGTAGGTAATTATGAGGGAGCCGCTCTCTTTTTGTTCTCGGCAGAAGTATTAGGAATTGCTGAGGAGATTTAATGGACATTGTTCTTGTATCAGGTGGGTTTGATCCTTTACACTCTGGACATATAGATTATTTCCGAGAAGCTAAAAAACTTGGAGATAGGTTGGCAGTAGGTATTAACTCTGATGCCTGGCTTATTAGGAAAAAAGGTAAGGCCTTTATGTCAGAGCAGGAACGAACTAGCATCATATCTTCCTTAGAGATGGTAGATGCAGTGTATACTATGAATGACAGTGATGATACTGCCACAAACTTCATAGCCTCTATGATGAATGATTACCCAAATGATAACCTCATCTTTGCTAATGGAGGTGACCGCACACAAAAGACCGTACCTGAGTTTCATCGGTTTGATTATCCTAAGTTGAAATTTGTCTTTGGTGTAGGGGGTGACAAGACACAAAGTAGCAGTGAATTACTGAAACAGTATCAGACTACCGAAAGAGTTTGGGGACACTTTACAGAACTATTTAAAGATAGTAGAGTAAAGGTTAAGGAACTTGTTATTGAACCTGGTAAAGGTATTAGCTATCAGAAACATTTTCTAAGAAGTGAAGTGTGGTTTATCAGTCAGGGTAAATGCACACTAAAGACTAGCATGGGTGAAAGAACAAATTTTACCATGCATAATTTAAGAGAGGATGATGTACATGTTGTCAGAGCAAATGAGTGGCATCAATTATACAATCCTTACAGTAAACCTTGTCATGTGATTGAGATACAATATGGTGAAGAAACAAGTGAAGAAGACATCCTCCGAGATGAAACCTAGTTTCCTCGAAGATTTAGGTCCGCCCGTAGAACAGTTTAATGCTGAAAGTTATGTGGAGAAGAAAAAGGCTATAAGTCCCTTTGACTTTGCTAACAGTATTAATCATTCTAAGGATAATCTAATTATAGATGACTGGAGTGAGAAGCAATATAATCCCTTTATTGTCAATAAGGCTATGAGCTATGGACCTGATACTGTTATTGCCGCGAACGAGATGAACTCTCGCCCACACCTTGCACACAAGATGCAATATGACTTTTTACTCAATGTTGTCCGCAGTAAGAAGCGTTACAACAAATGGTTAAAACCTGAGAAGGAAGAGAATATTGAAATTGTAAAGGAGTACTTTGGATATGGTAATACAAAGGCACAGGAGGCACTAAGACTTCTGTCAGATAAAGATCTAGGGGAAATACGAGCTCGCTTGAATAAGGGAGGTAAAAATTAAGTAAAGTATAAATAACCAGCGGAAACATATTTTAACTTCTCACTATAATAATAGGTATTAATAATGAGTGAAGATTTCTTTGATATTGATTACCCTGGTTATGCGCCTCTGGAAATCAAACTAAAAAATGCAGATGACTTTTTAAAGATTAGAGAGACTCTATCTAGAATAGGTATTGCTTCTCGAAAAGAAAAAATCCTATATCAGTCCTGCCACATTTTACATAAACAAGGTCGATACTTTATCACACACTTTAAAGAGCTTTTTGCTCTGGATGGTAAAGCGGCTGACTTTGATGAAAACGATCTGCAACGCAGAAACACAATTGCCAAACTGTTATCTGACTGGGGTTTATTGGATGTAATGCATCCTGAAATCCATGAAGAACTCGCGCCGCTAAGCCATATTAAGATTATTGCTTTCAAGGAAAAGGGCGAGTGGGAACTGATAACAAAATACAATATTGGTAAAAAGAATTAAGTA